GAGCTGCTGTACAACCGTAAACGATGTGAATCTTGTAACCGTGGTCATTACCATCTGTGTCACTACCGATCTTAGTTCTGTAAGAGAAACCGAATGTCTTTCTCTTCTGCTGTCCGATGATAACACCTGTAGCAATCTCTGCTGAACCATCACACTGAGCGAACTCATCAGGATATGTGTAAGCTTCGATTGTACAACCGAAATCCTCATTAGAAATGAGATTAAGATACTTAATGTTATCAGCATAGAGAGCTGTAGCCTCAGCACCAGAGGGGTTCTCTGATACATTTGTAAGGCCATTCCAAGCTACACCCTTGCCGTAAGCATTGTTATCATAAACGTAAAGAACGCCTCTGTCAACACCTGTCTCAAAATAACGTTCACCAACCTGGTCCCAAGTCAAAATTGTGTATGTAGGATCTGGCATATATCAATTTCCTCCTAAAAAAATATTGTAAAAGAATAGTGATTCAGGTTATCGGAAGTATAATGTCTATCAAACTCACACATCGGAAGTTGAGATATAGAATCTATCATAGGATCATCCGGGTTCTTAGTTATGTAGATCAATTGATACGCCTTACGCTGAATATAAGATAAATTATCTGCATGTATATTCCCTATATCTGATAAAGAATATTTTATTGCAGGATATTTCATCTGTACTGACGGTGGGGGTTGAAAGTATACATTTCTATCACCTTTAAAAGTTTCAAGAAATGTCTGAAACTCAAGTCTTGTCTTTGGCATTGTATACTTCCCCCATGTCTAAAACGAGACGCGGGTACTGGGAAGCGTCAACGGCATTAACCTTCCATTTAGTTCCCATGTACGTCGCATATCGTATATACTGAAAATTCTCACTGGCATATTTATCAGCAACAATAGAAATTTCCTGATTCAATTTAATGTTGTCATTCAACTGTTCAGCACTATTGAGTCTTCTTAAAAGTCGATTGATATCACCCTGATGTTCACGCTCTGTAACGATTTCTTCATAAACACCAGGAGCCGTTTCTTTTAATTTAACGTACCCTATTTTGCCGTGATATCTAGCCATTTTGAATTTTCCTCCTATTTGCTATCAAGCCTCGTCAGCTACTGCTACAAGAGAAGCAATATCAGCACTTGTTGCTGTTGTGCCGTTAGGCTTAATATAGAAAACAGAGCCTACAGAAGAGGTCTCTGAATACTTAACAGGCTTAACATAGCCACCGTTTGAAGCGAGAGCAATAACAGCACCCTTGATGAATGCGTCCTTAAGCTCACTTGTCTTGAACTGTACAGTGCAAGCTTCGTCCTTGTAAGCCTTTGTGTCTGTTGACTTGTTGTAGATGATTGTTGCTACAACGTGGAGATCTTTTGCATCTTCAAAAATCTTAGACATAACAATGTCCTCCTATAAAAATTTTATTTATCACTGAGAGCTGAGTACGATAGCGGAATAAGGTCTTGTGAGAGCACCAGACTGCTGTTCCTCCATGAGGTACTTCTGCTGGTTGTAGTCGATATCGAAATCATCGAAGAAAGACTTCTTACCAGCATTCTTCTGACCAACGTTGTAGTCTCTGAGGTCTACGATAAGACCATAGAAATACTGAGGGCAGATACCAGCAGGAACCTTAACGATCTTGTTAAGACCCATAGCATTTGCAAGTTCATTCATTGTCTTGTAGAGTCTGTGACCAAACTGATCTTCCATGATAAGCATCTTAGAAACCTGCTTAGCCTCGAAGAAACCTGTGAGGTTACCAGAACCCTGATAATCATCCTGAGCGAGAATAGCTGCTGTGATGATTGCGTGCTCTGTAGACTCACCCTGATCAGGTGTAACAACCTTCTTTACTGTGAAGAGATCTTCATCAGAAACGATAGGGATGATCTTTGTCTCGTCGACCTTATCTTCATCAGCAGATGAACGACCATCGCCGAAGAGGTAAGCACGAGCCTTTTCCTCATCGAACTTAACATTCATCTCCTGCTTAACCCACGGAATTACATCGAAATCTGCATCGATGAGATCCTCACGGTCGAACTTCTGCTTCTTGTAGATCATTGTAGGAGCTACAGATCTCTTCAAGAGCTTGAATACTTCTTCCTTCTTGTACTTACCCTTGATATAACCCTTTGCTCTAGCCTCATCCTCTCTGATATCAGCGAACTGCATTCTTACCTTAGCAAAAGGTGTGTGGTGTACACCATTGATAACAACAGAAACCCAGTCAGTGGGCTGGTTGTTAATGAACTGGGGGCGATCATAGATATCCTTATCCTCAGTATAGATGTTCTCGATATTCTCAATACCATATTCAGCGGCATGCTCGAGGAAACTATCTCTGAGGGAACCAGTTCTCTTAGCGTCCTTCATGATCTCGTTCATAGCGGTATGAATCATTACTTCATCGTTCTGTGTGTCGTTGTCAAATACGTTGTGCTTCACGTTATTTTCTCCTTCTTCTTTATCTTCTGCCTGTCCTGCTTCAAGAGCTGCGCCAACGAGTCCGTAAAGAACCTTCTGCTGCTCTTCGTTCATTGAATCGACAACCTCACCGATTGTCTTTCCTTTTGTCTCTTCTGCCATGTCCTTTTTCTCCTTCTCTGGCTCAGATTCTTTCTTCGGTTCTTCCTTCTCGTCTGCGTGAGCGAGCTCGAGATTTTCGCCTGTATAGATGACTGCTTCACCATCAGCATCGTCACTATGTGAGACGACTTCGTCAATGTACGCACCAGGATTTGCACCTGCGTGTACAAGACTGACTTCTCTAATCATGCCATGCATAACATTAGATCCATTCTGTTTAAGCTGGTTGGCATAAATAGACAGAGAAACAATGTCGCCATGCTGAACCAAAGCTTTAGCAATAGCACCGCTCTCTGTGTCATTAAAGTTGCAATACGCATAAACACCTTCATCACGATTTTCAAGCAACGCGTGACCAAGAACATTGCTTGGATCATTATGCTGGTGATTCCAAACGAGCGGCACGGTCTTACCATCGTTATCGATGAAAGCGTCTTTCATAATCGTTCTACCATCTGAACACTTAAGTCCATTCTTAGTAGCCCAACCACTAAAGTCGTACTTCATTTACTTTGTTTCCTCCTCATTGTTTTCTTCTGATTGTTCAGTCTTGTCCTGGAGCGCCTCATTTGACTGATTGAGATTCTTGTTTCGGAGTTCGTCAGCCGCTGGATCTTTGGACGGCTTGATTCCGATAATCTGTCTAATTTCATTAGAAGACATAATCTCATTTCTGGTCATCTTGTCGGCGAGTTCAGCCAGTACCTTTACAGGAACTAACTTAAACGGATCTCTAAATGACATAATTGACTGACCTAATGAACGAGCAGTTTTGGTTAAAAACTTTCGTTTCATCTCATCAACTACTGCCGAAACGATTGGTTCGATAGTTCGATCATAGTAGTTCAACATAGTCTCTTCGTTCGCTGAACCATCAAGAATCTCCTGGTTGAGACCTAACTGGCTGTAAAGCATACTCGTAAGGTACTCAATCTGTTTCATCAAGTTGTTTTCAACGGCACGATTCAACTGGGTAATACGCTCAGTACCATCAGTATAAGCGATACCGTATTTTGAACCGGACAACTGATCTTCTATATCTTTACGCCTCTTCTCGGCTTGTTGACGTCTTGCTTCCGACTTAATTACATATGGAAGCTGAATAATTAAATCTAACTTGCCTGAACCGCTCTGCTCGTCGATAGCATCCAAAATATTTAACTTTCGGATAAGACGCTGCATAACGGAATTAGGCTCGTTGACTACTGCGTAAAGTGGATTTTCCACAATCGCTACTGTACGCTTAGGGACGATAATTTCTTCTCGTTTACCTTTACGATCATTATAGAGTTCTACTCTTACATCGGTTGGAAACCATTCTATGATTTTACCAACACGCATAGTTATGATTTTTATTGAAGACGAACTATCAGGATTAAATTCAGTATCGACCGGAACAATTGCAACGCATCCATCATCGAGCATAGAAAGAAATATATCTTGTCTGAATGCTCTACCTGTTTGGTCAATGTTAGCTTCAACTGTTAAACATTCATTCAAACCAGATTTAATGTCACTTTCGTATCGACCATCTTCATCTAATTGAACATGTTTAATATCAATCGCTGATGCATCCATAGATATTCTGTTATAAACAGAAGTAATAATTGAACGCTCATTTCTTCTAGATAAACGCCATCTATCAGGTCTATAAGAGGAACTCATACCGTGATTAGCAGTATCCCTAAGAGGATCTCTGCCAGTAAACACATTCCAGGCAGTTTTCATCCTGGAAAATACAGACGGTTTTTCCATTTTGAATTCTCCTATTAAGCTGTCATATCACGATACTTACTAATAATATCCTGAGACCTATTATAATTTTTCAATGAACTTCCAGCTCTCAATATAGCGGTAATTGGTCTACCTGTTGCAAAAGCGATTACTGCATCTCTGCCTTTTTTCTGAGATTTAGCTGAATAGTAAGATGATCTGTTCTCATCAAACTTTGCTTGTCTTCGTGCTGCTCGTTCAGCTCTCTTATATCTGTTCTGTTCGGCAGTTATTGCTCGCTGTTCAGATCTTTCTGCCCTAAGCTGACGTTTTCTCATCTGGTCTTCGAAACGCTGAGCAGCCTTTTCGGCTCTATAAGCTCTCTTTTCAGCATCTGACTGACGTTTAGCAGAATTGATATAATTTCTTGTGTCCTGTTTCTCACGAAGAAGAGCAAGTTTGTCCATCTTCTCCTGAGTCTTAGCAGATGTTGTTTTAGAAGAGATTTCTGCCTGCTGGCGTCTAAGATCACCTTTAGAAACTTTATAACGTTCTGTTCTAAGAGATCTATTACGAGCACTTTCTGTAGCTTCATCGTAAGTATTTACTGCTTTCTTGACTTTCTGTCCAAAAGACTCTTTTTCTTTATCCGGCTGATTTGAGTGGTCGTCTCTTATGCCATCTCCGTCTCCGTCACCATAAGTGAATCTGCCTGATTTCTTATCATGATTACGGTTATAATGTACCAAGTAATCTGGGTAACCCATTTTGAATCCTCCTTAATTTCCTGCAAATCCTCGTATAATTTCAACGGCCTGTAAAGCTGTTAAAGCAATAGTACCACTCGTAGATATAAAATTACCAATTCCTTTAACTACCTCAGCGCCTTTATTAACCTGTGGAGGGTTAAAATAGTTATTGTACTCTCGCTCCATTCTTTCTCTATTTAAGATAGCTCTTAAATCATCATCAGACATATTTGAAACATCAATTCTTTTTCCTTGCTTTGGCTTGGTAAATAAGTCCGCAGTTTTAGCTATTTCTTTACCTGCTGTTGAGGAAACGCCTGCTAGAGTTTTTATGTCTTTTAAATTTATATTTGGTGTTGCCTGTGAATTTGCATTTGGTGTTGCCTGAGAGTTACCTGAGCTTGAAGTATTAGATGAACTAGGTGAACCATAAGACGTATTATATGTGTACTGGTGGCTACCGCTTCCTGCGTTATGTGTTTCTTTATATAATCTAGGTTGCGATACCTGTACATTACTATGTGTCGGAGCTAATCTTTCATAAGGTACATCGTGATGACCAGGTACTGTAGTATTCCCATAATTCGGGTCTGGGTCGTGTCCAAACTGTCCATTCTTTTCGCGCCATCTATTACCAGGACCTGGTCCAATATAATAACTATGAGATAACTCGTCGGTATACTTAATCTTCATCATCGTCCTCCTCTTCTAATTCTGGATCTACTAATACATTTATTCGCCATTCCAGTTCAGCAAGTTTCTTACCGAGTTCTTCAGCAAGAGGACCAGTGCTAGGAGGGTCAAATAAAGTTTTCACTTTTTTAGGAACATAACTTTTAACCATATTCAATCTGGCATCATCCGGAATAAAATCAGTCCACTCAGCTGTGTCGTCACTAATAGAAAAACCCTTTTTAGGTCCCACCCCTAACTGTGTTAAGATTGAAAATGCAGTATTAGTATGCATGATTATCTCTTGATCGAAATAGTCATCTTCTGAACTAATGTTCAAATCTTTCTTGACATCTTCAAGAATACTCATTTTGAATTTTTACCTCCTATTAGTGTTTCCACGGACATGTATCATTTGGTGTTCTTACTACTGGCTCACCAATCAGTAGTTTTTCATCCCCATAATGTATTGCCTGATGCGTGTTGTGTGTAGTGCAAATTAGAAACTCCGGATCGAGAAGGTATTCAGTGCTTTCCTCAATGTCGTGCGCCAGTATAGGGTTAATGTGGTGAATAATTATATGATTGCTGATCTCTCGACCTAAAATCCCTAAATCGCATCCGGAGTCACGTACTATGACGTGGGTTCTAATTTGCTTCCACTCCGAAGACTGATAAAATCTTTGATTCATCCATCTGTCAAATCCATAGGTTTCCTCTCCGACATGACCAGATAGTTTCAAATAATCAAATCGTTCTTCGAAAGTCGTAAACTTGATTAATTCGGAATAAGTTTTAATCATCTTGTTCCTCATTTCCGTAGCCACCGTAATTTCTCATAGCAGCTATAGCATTTGAATAGAGTTCTTCGACTCTTTCCTGAGACTCTAAAGCTTTGGTTTTTGCTTTAAGTAATTCATTCTCAAGTTTTAATTGTTCTTTCTCATATTGTGCTGTTGTTGCACCGAGCTTTAAGTAGTGTGTAATTACCTGTGCAGAGGCAGTTCCTTCCATTAATTGTTTTTCGGCAAGATCTACTGCAAGAGCTATCATCTGATTTTCTCTAGCTTCAGGAGTCAAAGCCGGCCGCATTTTTTTAGCTGGTTCCGAAGTGCTCTGCTTCTTAACTCTTGGCATAAAACGAACTGCCTCCTTTCCATTTTGAATTTTT